GGTTCTTTCAGGAAGTGAGGGAAATGAGCAGCCGCTCGGCCGCCTTCATGGCTGCTGTCGCCTCATGAGCGTCCCGCTCATCCAAAGCGATGCGTTTGACCTCGGCGATCAACGCCTTGGCCGCGTCCGCCGAGAATCCTGCATCCCGCAGGGATTGCTCAGCTTGACGAATGGTTTTGATGCCGGCGACGTCAGCCGCCTTGATGCCGGTGATGCGCGACTTGTCGTTCGACGGGAAGGTGACCAGCGAAACTTCCCACAGCTCGACCTCGGTCAGCGTGCGCACGTCCGTGTCTCGGTCGTATCCCCACTGCTTCGACACAAAGCCGATCGACAGGCCGTTGAGCGCGCCCATCTTCATTAGCGCGTAAGCTTCGGCGCCCTTGACCGTGTCCAGGGCCAGCCTGCCCCTGATGAACAGGCCCTTGCTGTCCTCGAACATCTCTGTCCACACGCCGATCGGGGTCGTGGCATCGTGCTGCCAGAGCATTGCCGGCATGGTGCCGGCTGATCTGTGCGCGGCCAGAGTGATGGCATAGGCGCCGGCCTCGATCACGTCGTCGTAGCTGTCGCGCACACCGAAGACCGAGGCGTAACCCTCGAACGTGCCGTCGTTGCCCACCGCTTTCAGTTCGAAGGCGATGTTGCGCACCTCGCGGCCGCCAGCGCCCGACTTACGCTCAAGATTCGGCGGCATCGGGCGCTGCAGGAGGCGCGGCGCCGGACGTTCATGTGTGCGCTGTACTGCCGCTTCCAATTTACGGAGCGTCGGGCGCACTGGCTGTTTCTTCATCTTCATTTCCTTGTTTGGCGCCCCGCGTCATGTTCATCGGGGTCAGCGGTACATCGAGTCCGGGTAACGGGTCCAGGCCTTCGCGCTCGCGGATTTCGTTGCCGGTGTAGATGCCCAGTTCGATCATCACGCGGGTCCACTGCGCGCGCGCGGCCATGGAACCCTCGGTCAGATACCGGGTGTCGAACTCGACGAACAGTGGGCCGGAACCGTCGAGCAGCGTCTCGTCCGTCCGCTGCGTCCAAGCCTCGTGCCACGGCGCGAGCGTGTGTTTTACGTGCGCAGCAAAAAATGCTTCCGAGCTGGCGAACGTCGCCGACTTGTCGTTGTGGCCGACCATAATCGGAAACACTCCATATCCGCGGCAGATCTCTTCGATCTGCAGGCGGCGCGTTTCCACGTGCTGGGCGTCGACGCCGGTACTGGCCGTAGGCGTCCACTTCGCGGCGTTGTCGAGGACCAGAGGATCACCGGCGCGCGCGCTGCCTGCGAGCCGCTTGATCCATGCGGTCAGGCGCTCATGCTGGGTTTCGTCGAGCGTCTTGTCGACCGAGTAGAGTCCGCTCGGCTTCAAGCCGTTCTTGTGCATCGCGGCCTGGCTCTGCTCGGTGACCATGGCCAAGCCAATTGCCGAGCGCGCCAGTTTCACCGCGTCCAGGCTACGGACCCAGTCCCACTGGACACCGTTCAGAAGGAACACGTCGTCTGGGCCGAATTCACCGATCAGGCCGAACTCGTCCCAGCAGCGGTAGACCAGCTCGTAGCGGGAATGGCGGTAGACCTCCCACCGCCCCGGTTCCACGGGAATTAGCTCGCGCACGCGCCGATTGTCGCCACGAACCTTGATTGACAGACCGGCGCCGCACAGCGCCGCGTGTATCGTCATCTGGCGCCGCCATTCAAACGAGGTCTGCCATTCGTTCGGGCGCCGAGCCAGTAGCCGGTATTCCGGGATATTGGTTGCGCGCTCGCGCCGGCCGTCTGGCTTGTCGCGGAACACTTCAAATTTAGGAGTTGCGCACCCGTCAGCGATGACCTTCACGCAGGCCAGCACGGTTGATACCTGCAGCGCCGTGCGCTCGTTGACGGTCATGCCGCCGACAGTCGCGCCACCGCCGCCGTCGATCAGCTTCATGACCTGCTCTGCAGTGAGCTGGGCCGACTTGCGGCCGAGAATGCGATCGAGGAATTTCAAGGTTTGTCCCAAAATGATTTGACGGGCTCAGCCGCGCGGATGACAAGGGCAGCGGCCATTACGGCAGCGAGAATTACGTCGATGCGGCCGGTCGCTTTCTCCTTGTCGAGCTTGCGGCTACCGGTTCCGTCCTGCACCGTCACCGCATTGCCGGCGCACATGGTGAGTACCTTGTGCCCGTTGTGCGCGATCTCGCCGTTGAGCAGCATCGTTTCGAACTGCTCAATAGCCGGGCTCATGTCTTTGTAGCCCTGGCCGAACGCTTCCATCGGCGGCAGGCTGATGCCGTCGTCGCTGGCCATCTGCTGCAGGTCCTCAATGCGCCAGCGGTCATACGCACACGCTGTGATTTCGAAGAAGTCGCACATGGCCGACAGCTTTTGCAGAATGATTCGTTTGCTGATTGCGCGGCCGGGCGTCGTCTCGAGCAGCCCTTCTGCCTTCCAGTCCACGTAGGGAACCATGTCCTGTTGCGCGCGCCGCGCGAGGTTGTCGTCCGGAAGCCAGGCGAACGGCACCAGCTTCCAAGGCTCGCCGGGCTCGATCGGCTCGACCAGGAACACCAGACCCGTAAGGTCGGTGGTGCTGGACAAGTCGAGGCCGGCCACCGCGCGGCGCCCGCGCAGCGACTCGACGTCATAGTCGAGATGCGCCTCTTTCCATACCTCATGGCTGATCCAGGGCGACTCGGCGTCGGTCCACTGGCAAAAGTTCAGCCGGCGCACGATCGCCTCTTTCGAGGGCATGCCCTTCGCCTCGGTCACCTGCTCCCGAATGTATTTGTAGCCAGGCAGGTTTGCATCCTGCAGGCTGGGGTTCGCCTTCGGCCAGCAATCTTCGCTCTCGAACGGATCGTCTTCCTCATCCAGAGAGCAGATGTAGGGGAACAGTGCATCGTCCACCGCCTCGCCGCTCGCGACCTTGGCGCCGTACTCGTGATAACTCCAGCACGGCGACTTGCGACTCGCGCCAGCGTTGGTGATGATGAAGATCAGCGCTTGGCGCCGACTCTTCGTCCCCGCGCGCATCATTTCCAGGACGGTTGCGGTTTTATGTTCGTGGTACTCATCGATCAGCGCAATGTGCGGGCGCGGGCCGGACTGGCCGTCGTCGCTGCTGATCGGCCGGAAAAAGGCGCCCTGCGCCAGGTACGCCAGGTTCCAGGCCTTCTCACCAGTGCCACTTTTCCTGAGACGTTTCTGCAGCGCCGGCGACTGGTCGTGCATCGCGACTGCGTCGCGGAACAGGATCATCGCCTGATCTTTCTTCGTCGCAGCGGCGTAGATTTCGGCTCGTGGCTCACCATCGGCCACCAAGCCTTTCAACCCGACGCCAGCAGCCAGCGGCGATTTGCCGCTACCCTTCGCTGTTTCGACGTAGACCACGCGGAAGCGGCGGTACCCATCGTCTCGTTTCCAGCCGAAGATGCTGCCGACCACAAACTGCTGCCACGGCAGCAGTTCGAATGGCTGGCCCTCAAAGTCGCCACCGTTCAGCTTCAATACGTCACGGTAGAAGCCGATGCCTTTCAGTGCCGCCGCGACATCCCACACCAGACCGCGTGCTGCGCCTTCGGCAACGTCGGCCAGATGCCGCGCGCACTGGTTGCGGACATGCGGCCCGGCGATCCGGGTGCCAGCGACAACTTCGCTCGCATACGCTGAAACCGGGTCAGCCGAAGTATTCGGCGGCGGGGTCTTTTTCCTTGTCGCCATCCGGGAGGTCCACGTTTACTTTTGATCGCGCGGCCGGTGTCAAGCCGAACTCCACCAGGTAGCTTTTGAATTGCGCGTCGGCGGCGCGCAGCTGGTTGACCGCAGGGTTGTTTTTGATAAGTCGATTGCTGTTCTGATCAATCGACGTGTAGGTGCGGCCATCGCGCTCGATCAATTCCCGGCACTTGAGGATGTCGGAGTAGCAGTCGCAAAGGCGCTCGAGCGCCAGGCCATCAGCCTCGGTGAGCACGCCCATTCGCTTCAGCAGCGCGCACAATTTCTTCCACACCGCCTTGCCCTTTGCATCGAGGTGCGCCGGGCAAACTGGCGTTTTTGTACGTGGTTTTGGTTCTTTTTTGTTCAGTGGCCGCTTGCCCGGATTGCCCGTGACCAGCTTGAGCGCACTGGGAGTCGGGCGCCTTCCGGCCATGATTTCAATCCCAGAAAAAAAGTTTCATTTCGCGGTTCTGCACAAAGAGGGGGCAGGCGGTCCCCTTGGGGGAAGGTCCCAGAGATTTCGACACCCCCCTGCCTATTTTTTAAGCTGCTTAATTTTTGAGCTGATTAATTTTTAAGCTGCATGTTTATTGAGCATCAAACCGGCCAGCCATCTGGGCCAGCGGCGCGCTTCACTCGCTTGCTCTTGCCCTGCTCTGCCTCGGTCTTGATCGCATGGCATGGATTGCAGATGGCTTCCAAGTTGGAAGGGTGATCGGTCTTGGCGCGCGTCCAGCGCAGCTCGGTGGCCTTGGCCTTGCTGATGATGTGGTCGACCGCGTGAGCCAGGGTGGTGCGGCCGGTGCGCTTGCAGCGTTGGCACTCGCCTTCATCGCGCTCCATCACCTGGTTGCGGACCTTGACCCAGGCGCTGTCGTAGCCACGCTCGTGGCGGCTCTTCGTGCCCCAGACCATCAGCTGGCGTTCGGCACCAGCGCCGCGACCTCTTGTAGCAGCAGGCCCGGTCTGCCGTAGCCTTTGGCGCGCAGGATCTCGAAGGCGCGCTCGGACTCGGCCAGGCGTTCGCAGATGTTGCGCAGCGCTGTCTCGTCGACAACGTGGAAGACCATGGCCGGGCGGCCACCGGTGACGGCGCGGATGATCGCGTGACGATAGCTAACGACTGGCTGGCTCACGCTACTTCTCCCCGAAGCCCGGCACGTCGCGGAATGACTCGGTCCAGAACGAAACGACCCACATCACCGCGAGCAGCGCAATCACAGTCCAGAGCGCGCCGAACGCCCAGCCAGGAGCGGCCAGGCGATCGAACAGCAGCCACAGCAGGATGGCGAGCCCGAACGGCGATCGCGTTGGGAGCGACGACGACTTGATGACGGTGCTGTGCTTCATGCGATACCTCGGAAAAAGAAAAGCCGCCCGGCGCATGGATGCGAGGGGCGGCGAAGATCCTGCTGGTGCAGGACCGGAGACACGGGAGCGGACGGCGGGGCTCTCACCCGCGGCTTTGAACTGTGTGCGATTCGCGCATCACCAGCCAGGCTACGAACGCATTGATCGGTGGCCCTTATGCGGGCGAGACGGCGTGCCTCAGGGCTATCTGCCAAGTAGACCGCTAATGCAAAAAGCCCGAACGTTTAACGGTTCGGGCTTTTCTTCGGGCGTGCAGAGACACCCAGTGCGCAGAGTTTACGCCCAATACAGCCGCGTTGCAACATTGTTGCGCAACTTCTTTTCCAATTCGTCGCGTGCATCCATTAGCACATCTTCGTACCGCGCATTCGGGAAGCGCCAGGCCGAGGCGATGCCCTGGCTTTTGTAGATGGCCCAGCGGGCGCGCATCTGCAGACTGTCGACCATGGCGTTGACACTCTCACCGATCTTCATGTCAGCGGCGCGCTGCTGCTCGTGCACGTCGCGTTCATCCACGCCCTCGCCCTTCAGCTTCATGCCGCCGGCACCCAAGTCACGGTCGTCGGTGCGCATGTAATCAACCCAGCAGGCCATGCAGTTAGCGTACGGATCGATAGTGCGAACGGTAGATTGAGCGACCTCCGCCTTGCGGACTCGGCGGAGGTTTGAGGTGTTGACGAAGCCGAGTGCTGCGGTGGTCATAATCTTCCCCTGTAAATAAACACAGGTATTTTCCATGTTCCAACAGGAAATTTTCTATGTGCAATGAAAAATATACGGAATGCCGTTGTTTTGGGTGCACGTCTAGCACAAGATGTATGGACGCTCATGTGTAGCAATCCTTCTCGCATGAAGCTCATCCCAAAACTTCGGAGGCATTGTGCTGGACATAAACAAACGCATAGAAGTCATTGAAAAATTGCTCGATACAAATACTATTGGATCAGTTACATATGCAGCCCTCGAAGCTCGCCTAACTATCGAACATCTATTTTATGAGCGACTTATATCCTCTCAGCCCTACTACTCAAAATCAGACCTCACCTCGTGGACTGCCGCGCAAGTGGTCAGACAGATATCAAGAGAGGCGAATGAATTAATTGACAAGGAATTTGAAATATTCATATCAAAACGCCCGAACGACCCTGACAACCCACCGACTACCGAAGAAGATTTCGAATCACTTGAGTGGGTGAAGCTTGGCAATCAAGCACCTCTCAAAATACGGAAACTCGGCGATTTGCATCAAGCGCTGTCTAAACATGCGTTACATATTGATATGCGTCGAGCTGATAACGTAATTGAAACGTATGGTGACATAACGATTATTAAAAAAAAGGTCATCCAAGCTTTGGATGAGTTCCGGCTACTGCAGGAGGGCACACTTCTAGCGGGCTCGATCTTGGGAGAATATTCATTCAAATGCGCCGTGTGCGATTGTCAAATTCGTAGGAAAGCTGAACTCTTAAAAAACGACCAAGTGATCAGCTGTTTTAATGAGAAGTGCGACGAGAGCTATCGCATACATGTCGAAGACGGCCAGATAACATATACGCGCAGGTCACTGGCTGTGCACTGCGCTAAATGCAAAACAACAATAGATGTGCCTACGAAAAAGATTGAGAAGCTTCGCTTTGGCGGCCCTTACCACGAAATTAAATGCACCTGTGGGGCCGAAATTGCAATCTCCGTGCAGCCGATTGCCGGACAGGAGAAATACGAAGCTCCCGAGTGAATTACCGCGATCTGTCCGCGCCAGTACTCAGTTGAGCCCAAGTACATCGGATGACTCATGCGGTGGGAGGCCGTACTATTTCCGATGACTCCTGATCATCCGGAAAGCCCGAGAAGTCAGGCGCTCCGCCGCAGCCCGCGCCACTTTTGCGCCACCTGGCCGGGCATGCGTCAGGCAATTTCTGCTGATCATTAATCAAATGTAGCGCCTGAATCTACGGGCGTGCTTCGTCGCGATGTGTCACTTTTGTGGCATCATTTGCGAACCAGGTAATCACTAGAGGATTGATATTTATGACAAGATTTATCGAGGTACTCGGCGGCGATAACACGTGGCATTTCATCAACCCCGAGCAGATCACAAAAGTTCAGTGCAAGGTAGAGCGTCGAACTATACCGGGCGGTGTAGAGGCTAGCAGTCTTCTGAACGACATTCCGACCGTGACGTTTGACAGAGAGGAAACAAAAGTCTCAATCCGTATCCTCACAGCCGGCGGTGACGGCGAAGTGCACTTTGATAGCGAAAGTGAAGCAGACATGTGGGCTCAAGCAGAGTTGGGTATCGACAACTTTATCCTTCGTTCTCAGACGCTGGAGCGGTAGAAAGAAGTCCGGCGCTGATGCCTATTTTCTCCTGCGCCTGCGCAGCCGCGTCGAGGTTCTTCTCTAGGTAGCCCATCGTGGTCGTGAAGCTCTTGTGGCGCATGACCTTCTGCACAGTCTGGATGGGCACGCCCGCCTCGGACAGCAGCGTGGCGAAAGTGCCGCGCAGCCTGTGCGGTGTGATCCCTTTGACTGTGCAAGCCGCATTGGCGCAGCGGATGGCCTGCCGGGCGAAGCCAGCGCTGAACGCCTGCCCATCCGGCCTGGCCACGATCAGCCCGCTGTGCTGGCGCCGCGCTTCCAGGTGCTCGCGCAGCCATCCCGCCATCGGCACCGGCTCAGCCTCCCTGCCCTTCGTGATGCCGGGCGTGTACGTCTTGCGGGCCCAGTCGATCCACTCCCAGCGCGCGCTGATCACCTCTCCCTCGCGCAGGCCCAAGCCGAACATCAGGCGGACCGCTGTGCCAATCCCAGGTGCGTGCTCTGTAGTCTCGTCGACGGCAGCGAACCACGCGCGTGCTGCCGCCAGCGGCAGGATGGAGCGCGGCCTCTTCTGGACCTTGAGCATGGACACGTGCCATGGCGTCGCCGCCAGCATGCCGCGCTTGACCGCCCACATGGTCAGCAGCTTCACAATCCGCAGCCAGTGGTTAGCGCTGGCCGGCTTGTGCGTCAGCAGGTACAGGTTGCGCGCCAGCTCGACGTCGAGCGTGGTGATCTCGCTGATCGCCTTGGCGCCCAGGTCAAACATGTGCAGGCGCTGGAACAGCTCAACGCTGCGGATGTGCGCCACGCTGGACACGGGCCGGTGCACTTCGATCCACGCGTGCGCCAGCTCGGCCAGGGTCGGAACCGGCTCCCCCCCGTTGGCGCGCAGCACTGCAGCGTCATACTCGCGCTGAGCCATCTGCTCGGCGGCGCGCCGGCTGGCCAGGCCTGTACTGCGGCGGAAGCGCTTGCCGGCAACTTGGAACCGATAGTGCCAAACCCCACCCCGCTTGAAAACGTTCGCGCTCATAAGTGGGCCGCCAATCCGCGGTTGCCACGCCGCTCGGGCGCCCTCGCCGGCTGCCATCGATGCGTGAGGTTCTCGAAGCGCGTCTGCTCTCCGACGTAGCCCAGCGCGACACGGCCAGGCGCCCCCTGGCGGCATAAGGCAACGTCGACCTCGCAGACGCCGATATCCGGGCTGTCCGGGTTGTACACCTCGTCGCGGTATAAGAAGATCACCGCATCAGCGTCCTGCTCAATGGCGCCAGAGTCGCGCAAGTCCGACGGCATGGGGCGCTTGTTCGGGCGCTCTTCGAGCTTGCGGTTTAGCTGCGACAGCAGCACGATCGCAATGCCGAGTTCCTTGGCCAGAGCCTTGAGGCCGCGCGTGATCCCCTCGATTTGAGCGTTTCGGTTGTCGCCGTCGCCGTCCATCAGCTGCAGGTAGTCGACGACCATTACGTCCAGGCCGTGCCGGCGCTTGACGCCCTTGGCCTTCATGCGCACGTCGAGCAGCCGCAGGCCGCCCTGGTCATCAAGGAACAGGTCCATGTTGGACAGTTTGAGCGTTGCATGCGTCAGGCCGGTCCAGTCCTGCTCCTGCATGTTCTGTGGTTCCAGGAGGTGAGGCAGCGGGATCCGGCCCAGGTTCGCCAAGTTGCGGTCGTGGAGCTGGGCCTTCGGCATTTCCATCGACAGCACCAGCACGCTGTGTTCTTCGGCCACATTGCACGCCACGCACAGCG